GGGGATCACTCGAGCTGCCGTTCTTTTGGGATCGTAATGCTCTTTCCATTCCTGACAAACAGTGGTCGCTCATGGGCGAATGCGTTCTCATGAGCTTTAATGACCTCAAACATGCAAATGGTGGTTCTGACCCTCTCTCAATTTCTGTGCTCGCATGGGCTGAGAATGTTACGTTTGCGATTCCGACGTCGTCGATACCTGAGATGGGTGTCCCCGAGATGGCTGACGAACATGAGACGAATGTTATTTCTCGTCCAGCTAGTACAGTAGCTAGATATGCTGGTGCACTATCAAACGTACCTTGGATTGGACCTTTCGCGAGGGCCACTGAGATTGGCGCTGGAGCTGTTGCTTCCATCGCCAAGATTTTTGGTTACTCGAGTCCGACCAACTTACAGTACGATATAATGGTGCCCACTCCGCGCCCTTCAATGGCAGTGGTTGATACTAAATATCCCACAAACAAACTGACCGTGGACAGTAAGCAGGAACTCACTTTGGACCCTGCCACCACTGGTATTGAATCGCGCGATGAGTTACCGATTGCATCAATTGCCGGAAGAGAGTCTTACTTGACAACTTTCGACTGGCAACAAACCGACAGTCGCGACGCTTCCTTGTTCCAAATCAGGGTGGACCCGCAGCTATCGCGCTCTAATGGCAATGAAACACATTTTCCGGCCTGCGCTGCAGCTGTATTACCCTTCGAGTATTGGAGAGGCACTATGAGATTTCGGTTTCAAATTGTCTCTTCCAATTATCACAAAGGAAGAATTAGAATTGTCTACGACCCTAATGGCGGAAGTACTAACCCGGAGTATAATACACATTACACGACAATTCATGATATTTCAATGGAGAAGGACTTTACTGTGGACATCGGGTGGGCTCAACTAGAGCCGTACCGTAAACCTTTGGGGCGAACAGCGTCATCATTTACAACTAGCCGCACCGTTCCTCTTGATAGAATTACTGACAGGACAAACGGTGTGTTGAGTGTCCACGTTCTTAACGAATTGACCGTGCCCGGAACAGTTGTTGCTGATATTCAAGTCAACGTCTTTGTTTCAATGTTGGATGACTTCGAGGTAGCGATGCCTGCCACAGAGATTGGCTCTTGGCGGTTTCGCAACCCGAGTAATCCTCAGATGGGTATTCCAGAAATGGGTTATCCTGAAATGGCGGATGAAACAAATGGAGGTGATATGGACTGCTGTGATGATGCAGTTATGGACCCACCAACTATTGACACGATGGCTGATGCGATCATCGACTCACCTGACACTACAAAACTTTTCTTCGGGGAAGTCATTGGTTCGTTTCGACAAATGTTGAAACGTACATGTCTAGCTGAAATAAGTAGAGTGGACGATTTCACAAGTACTACGTTACTTTCGATTAGGAGACGGGCTTTCCCCGAGTATGGTGGACTACTGTCCAATGCAGCCACAACCTTTCAAGGTTCGGTCGCGTTGACATACCAGAATGGGCAAAAAGTGGTCCCTGTCTCCACAACCTATATCAATTACGTAGCTCGAATGTTTCTTGGGTGGAGAGGTTCTATTCGCTGGACGTTTGACACATCAACGTTGAACGTCACAAGCGGGTCGGATCAATTCAACTCAATTTCAACTGTGATTTCGAGAACACACACAACTCCAAGAACTACTATTACTAAGGAGTTGAAGGACGCAAATGGTCCTGCACAGAATGTGAACGTTACCATGCTCGAGGAAGAGGATGGAATGTTTTTGACCGGTGCATTTGTTGGAAATACGAATGTCAATCCTATTCATTCTGTCGAAGTCCCATTCTACACAAACCGACGGTTCTTTATCGTGGAAGACCAACCATCTTTCTCGGACATTATTGAGGAACCATCTTGGCGTCTGAACGCCGTTCTTCCCGGTTCAGCATCTGACACAGATATTTCATTTGTGCGGATGTTCTGTTCGGCCGGAGAAGATTTCAATCTATTCTTTTTCAACGGAATGCCACCCATGTTTTACGAACCTAGTTTGCCGTTCGATCCTGGCACGTGAAATATGAAT